CACCGCTGTCCTTGCCGCCACTGAACGACACCACCACCTTGTCGAACTCGCCAAAGATGAAGTCCAGCCTTTTTATCAATGCTTCGTGTACGTTCATAGGTCCTTTTTCAGTTGTTCTTTAGTCGCTTGTTTGAAATACTCGCTCATAGTAACCTTCTTGTCGATATTGCGGTCAATGAGGTGCTCAAGTCCCACATCGCCCGTGAGGTCGAAGTAGAGGCAGTCGCGCTCTTGACCTGTGCGGAACGTGCGCCGTGTTGACTGGGTGCGCAGCGCGTAGTCCCACACCTTATCAAAATTAGATGGTCACGTTGTACTCTTGCAGGTTGAGGCCGAGGCTGTCTTTTTGGTATGACAGTACCAGGCACTCGGGGAACAGTCGCTCACATAGCTCACAGCTCTTGATGAACTTACAGAAGATGATCGTCCGCTTGGGGTCAACATCGTCCTCGGCAAGGATGCGCCGAACCGCATCAAACTTGCTCTTGGTGCAGCAATAGGTGTGCTGCATCTTCTGCGTCATTTCAAGGAAAATATTGTTGTTGCGCCACTCCAGCATCTCATCATCGAGGAACCTTTCCTTGATGCGCTGGTATTCCTCCCTGCTCTCTTCGTCTATCCAGTAACTAAGGTAACGGTAGTGTTGCAAGATGTTGAGTTTGAGGTCTGCCTTGAACACATAGTGCCTGATGAGCGAGTAAAGGTAGTCCACGTTCTCGTAGCCGGTAATGAACTCTTTCGTGTAGGTCCGCCAGCCGTTGGTCTTCGTGATGCGCGTCCACTCGCAGAACGTGTTCTTGAACTGGGCGAGGCTCATGTTGAGGATGAGCGGCGACAGGAACTCCATCTGCGACCATAGGTCGAGCAGGTTGCGGCTCAATGGCGTGCCGTTGAGAATGAGTTTATACTCGACTCGTTTACCTATCTCCAGTAACCGCTTTGTGCGCTTTGCTTCTGCATTCTTAATCTTCAGCGACTCGTCAACGACAACGAAAGGCTTGTCGTATTTTTCCAGTTCTTCGAGCGTCTCAAGATATATACGGTCGCTTGCGCTGATGCTCTCCACACCGACGTACCTGACAGGCATCTTGAAGCCGCCCTGGTGGGCTACCTCGGCGGTGACATGCCCCTGCCGTATGGTCTGCAATGGGCCTACCCACAGCACGAAGTCGCAAGGAGATGCGTTGACAATGTCAACCGCCACCTTTGTCTTGCCTGTGCCGGCCTCCATGAACAAAGCGCCGACCTTCCACTCGGCGAGGTGCGCCTTTGCGTCAGTCTGGTGTTGCAGGTCATTCATCACGAAGCACATCTATCTCGTTGTTCTCAACTGGAGCAACCCTGTCCGGAGTGTGGTGCTCGACCTTGTCAACGAACATCGGCAGCGCGGCTTTCTGATGGTAGTAGCCAAGCCAAAAGCGACCACCATTAGCATCTTCAAGCACTTTCTCGGGCCATCCATCAGCCGACAGGTTCGACATGATCTGCTGACGCACATCCATGAACTTCGTCTTGTACATATCATAGCGCATCAGATTTGCAGGGTTGTCTTGAATGTTGTGAAGCTGCCCGTTGGAGAATGGTTTGTTGTTGCTTCTCTCCACGACTGCAACGTACCTGCCAAACAGGTAGTATGCGTTTTTGTTGTTTATATCTAAAGCCATATAATTATTTTTTTAGTTGAGTTATAATATTGTTGTCCTTTGCCTCTATTTTCGTAGGTTTGTGCTTTTCCACCGTATAGTCCGGGAGTATGTTCCCAGACTCGTCGAACCATGCCTGCTTCTTGCAACTGTACTGGATGCTTTTCTTCTCCAGTATCCATGCGGCAATCCAGTAGGCATCACTCTTTACTACGTCATCATCCGCACCCATGATGCACGATGCAGGGATGATGTCCGTCGAGCCGTCGAAGGCTACGGCGCGGAAAGCCTTGGCACTTATGCGTGACAGACTTTCCAGCCTCACCGAGTAACACAGGGTTCTCATGCTTCAACTATTTCAAATGAAATAAAGCGGTCGCTGTCGCCGAGAGCGAAATAACCATCATAGATGAAGGCATACTTTAACAAGTCGCCTTCGCCGCTTATTGCTAAAACACTTAACGGATGGTGCTTTTCAAGGTCTACTTCTTCCAACTTCGCAACACCCTCGATGCTAAAGTTAGCCTCATATTGAGGCGAGTAGAACTTTATCGTCTTCCCAATCAAAGAAGACACGTTTTCTTTTGTAAGATACTTAAACATATTGTCGTTGCAGAATTTATCGTGTTGCCCCCACTTCTAAATCTGTTGCAAATATAAGCATTATTTTTGATGTACGCAAATTTGCGCACAAAAAAAATACTATTAAGGTGATTTTTTAACACTTCATTAACAAAAAACTCCCCCATCCGTCACGGATGAGAGAGCTCGCAAACTAAATAACTACTACCTATGAAAAAACATTTATACCATAACTATATAACTAAAAACTATGCAGTCAAAAACTTAAAATGCTGTACATTATCCCCACGCCGACAAACGGCTCTGCCTGCTTGCTGCCGAAGCTGTAGCCGTAGCCGCCGGTCACACCTATGTGCCATCTATTGGGAGGCTTGCGCTCACGCTCGCGTATGACGGTGGTCTTGGGGTACACGCGTATGCTGTCCAGGCACGGCTCGTAGCCGCTCACCCACGCACTGTACTCATCGCTCTCATACCTCTTCTGCGTGATGGGGATTTCCACCGCCATGCTGTCGCGGTCATCTGACAACCCCTGCGGTGGTATATTCTCCCCATCTTTTTGCGTATAATTTCCAGACAGATGTGTGTCCTGTTTGACCGCCACCACTCTCGTCACATACTTCACTACGGTGCTGTCCTTGGCCACCGGCTGCGCGTAGGTCACGGTGTCTATCACGGTCACGGTGTCACGCTCCACCACTCTTCGCTCACTGCTCTTGCCCAGCAACCAGCCGCCGGCCATCGCCAGCAGCACCACCACTATGGCAAGTATGGTTATCGATGCTCTGCTTCTCATATCCTCTTCTTTTTGTAATACCTGCAGGTCTTAGGCTCGCCCGTGGGCATGGGCTTGCTGCGCTCCACACGGCAGAAGCCGTACACCCTGGACCAGTTCTCACACATCTTGCAACTCATAAGCTCTTGTACTCCTCCTTCGCGTCAAAGCAGGGACAAGCCTTGTTTGCAAACTCCCTGTGGCCGTGGATGGTGGCCTTGGGATATAATGCCTTCAACTCCTTCAACAGCTTCAGTAGACCTGCCTTCTGCGCCGCTGTGCGGGTGTCCTTGGGCTTCAGGTCCTTGTATGCCACTCCGGGGCGGTACTCCAGTCCTCCTACATAGCACACACCTATGCTGCCGGTGTTATAGCCGGAACAGTGGGCACCGCTGATGTTCACGTCTCTGCCCTCGTGCACGGTGCCGTCACGGTAGACGACGTAGTGGTAGCCGATGTCCGACCACCCTCTGCCGCCCTTGTCTTTAGGTGCCGTATGGTTCTTCCTTATCTGCTCAACTGTCGTGTCCTGCCCTTCGGGGGTGGCGGTGCAGTGCACGATGATGCGGCTGATGGCTCTGCGCGACTTCTTCACTGTGGACTTGTCGGGCAGCACTGCCCAGGTCTTCGGGCCAACGATGCCGTCAGCGGTCAGACCGTACTTCTTCTGCAACTGCTTCACGGCTTCCTCGGTCAGCACGCCGAAGATGCCGTCTGCATACAGGTGCAAGGCTCGCTGCAGCTGCTTCACTTCCTCACCTCTGTCACCCTTCCTTAGTGTTCTCATGTGCTCCTCCTTTCTTTAATGTCTCTGTTATCAACTCGGCGGCCTTGTCCTTGCCTATGGCGCCAATGATTATCTTCAGTGCATGGTCCAGGCGTTTTATGTCTTTTTCGTCGGCTTTCTCCTTCACTGACCATGCCTCCACGCCGCAGATGGCAACGGTGAACAGCAGGCCGACGATGGGCACGCAGTACACTGTCTCGGTAGCGAAGAACCACCACGCGAAATGCACGGCCACGTCGATGCACCATGCCACGATTAACAAACCTTCTCGTTGCAGCACCTTGGTGAAGGTGCGTGAAAAACCGTAACTCGTCCGAGCCTCGCCCCGGATCTTCGCTTTTCTCCACCCGCTCACCAGGTCTACGATGATGGCCACGAGCACGAGCAGCATGCATATCGCCATGATGCTTGAGAGCAGTCCCAGACCGCCGAAAATCTCTTTCTCTATCATCTGTACGGCTCCATGTCTAAGTTGTCCTTCTCCTGCCAGCCGTCGTTGAGACACTGGTTGATATAACTCACTGCATGGGTGTAGAAGTCGGTGAAGTCTGCCATGCCCTCAAAGGTGTGGTAGATGGCTGCGCCCGATGCGTCCTCGCCCAACTTGAACTTCACTGGCAGGGTCGTGCCCTCCGACTGCACGGCAAGGTCGTACGCGGCCTTGAAGTTGTTCTGGTTCTCCTGGCTCAGCCACACGCGGATGCCCTGCCACACAAAGCCTTTCAGTATCTTCTCGTCGGTGTCGGCGTTGATGGTGTCTATGATGAGCTGGTGCAGCTCGTTTACTGCCGGCCGGTGGTCGAAGGTCTGACGATAGCAGTACTTGCCTCCTTCGTCCTCACCGAAGCCGTAGAATACCTCCCAGCGCCTGCGGCCTGTCTGTTGTATGCCGTCTGTCCGCTCTGTTGCTCCGTATATTTTTTCCATGATGCTTATGTTTTTCGGCAAAGATACGCACTCGCGCACTCACCGTCATGTTATGTTTTGTTTTTGCAAAGATAATGTTTCTTCTCTCCGATTTTACAAAACGCCAAATTCTTGGCTTCTGCTGCGACAAAGATACACGCTCTTAATGTCTCTTGAAAATACGGCACAGAGGGCGGCAGACGGCAAAAAAATGCGGACCGCATGGCCCGCACCTCTCATATATGGTATCAAAAAATGTCTACGAAAACTTGTATTTCACTTTGCCTCCGTCAAACACTTCACTGACAATCGTGGTCTCAAAGGGGAAGCCGTCTTCGATGTCGCTGATTTGGTCGAGGATGTTTTTCATTTCCTCGGACGCTGTAAAGAACTTGCCCCAGTCGCCTGTCTGCTTGTCGCGGAAACTTACCACATAACGGTCTTCGCCCTGGCTCGTGCTGATGCCTGTCTCGTAGTCGTGCACCTCTATGGTCTTGTTCACTATCGCGCCCAGGCGCATGGTCTTGCCGGGAAACCGCTTCTTTCCGTCGGCAGGGGTGTAGCTCACACCCATTTCACAAAACTTTTTCATCTTCTTGCCTGTTAGTATATGGTATAAATGCTTGCAGTCTGCATGGCACGCCATGCCCTTGAACGAGCCGATTATCTGCTGCCTGCGCTTCCTCGACTTCACCTTCGCCAACTTGCGTGCTGCCGTCTGCTTGATGCGCTTCCTTAGCAGCGTGTGGGTGCCGTAGTGCACGTAGCCGAGGAAGTCCAGTCCTTCGGTCACCGGACGCACGGCCTCGTTGTTCTTCACCGTCAGGCCCAGGTGCGACAAGGCTGCCACATGGAGATCGCGCAGCCGCCACAACTCCCTCTTATCGCCTGCCAGCATCACGGTATCGTCGCAGTAGCGATAGTACAGATAGCGTGTCTCACCGTCTTTCTCGTAACGCTGCACGTGCCGTAGCATGTAGTGGTCTACCTCTGACAGGTAGAGGTTGGCGAAGCACTGTGACGAGCGCAGGCCTTTCGAGAGGCCCTCCGGCATGAGCGTGATGAAGCAGTCGAGGATGGGCAGCAGCACAGGGTCGCTCACATACTGGCGTATCACCCTCTTCATCTGCCACTGGTCTATACTGTCGTAGTAGTGGCTGATGTCGCTCTTGTAGTAATACTGTGTCTGTTCGGGAGCGTTCACCAAATCTTCCTCTACGATATGGTGTAGCCAGTGCATACCGCGTCCCTTGATGCTCGCGGCAGTATTGGTGATGAGCGTAGGGTATGTGTATCTCTCCACCACCACCATGATGGCATGGATGCCGACACGCTTCACCACCGTCGGGGCCTGCACATCGCGCTCCTTGTAGCCCTCAGTGACATGTAGGTCACGCACGTCGCTGCGCGTGATACGAAAAGAGCCTGCACTGATTTCTCTGCGTAGGCTCTCAATTATCGTCTGGCGCTTGGGCCGGTACATCTCTCGTTGTCTTACATGTTCGAGATGACTGATAAGGTAGTCAAAACTCTCTCCCATGTTGTCCTCACTGATTATCTCGGGAATTAGATTACCAAGAGGGAATGTTACTTCCATGCCTTCAGGACACTTTTTTATGTTCCGGCTTTCTACACACTGTAGGGTTGCCGAGGCTCTGACCCTTCGCCCGTGCGGTCAGTGTGCGCGACACCGCTGTATAGGGACGATTGTCACCTGCTGAAACAGGTGTATCTTGCTGGTAAGACGCGAACCGTTGTTCGAGTTCGAGTTCGTTGCATCGTTGTTCGCGTTCGAGTTGACGAAACCGTTGTTCGCGTTCGTGTTGTTGCCGGAACGAAGAAAACAACGACTACGAGGGTCTTCCACCTGCACCGAAATGCTCCGCGAAATTACTCCATAACGCTCAACCAACAAAATAAAAGCGACAAATAGAACATAAATAACCCTATTTTGAACACTCTCACTAAAAAAATCTCGCCGCTTACGCGGCAAGGCGGAGAGTGAGCAGCCCTTCGGGCTCTCACTCTGACGCTTTACGCTATTCCGCAT